GCCGTGGTGTACAGGCCCATCACGATCGAGTCGTGCGACGCCCGGTACACGGTCAGCGGCGACGTCTCACGCGTCCGCAGCTCCTGCACCGCGTCGGAGAGGGCCTCGTTCGTGGTGTGCCGCTCCGACTCCAGCTCGGCCACGCGGGCCAGCAGCGCGGGCACGTCGGCACGGGCGTGGGCGATGAAGGCTGCGTTCGCAGCCATCTGCTCGGGCGCCCGCTCCTCGTCGTGGTCCTCGTGAGCGGGGTCGTCCCAGTAGTTCTCGTCCTCGAGCTGGGCGATCTTCTGGCGGTACGAGTAGGAGCCGCGGCTGGTCTGCTCAAGGTCGGCGGCGACGTCGGCGTAGTTGTCGCCGTCGTAGAAGCCCCATGGGCCGGGCGTGGCCGCAGCGGCGCGGGCCGCGATCTCGGCCAGCCGCTCCACGCTCCACGCCTGAGGCTCCGGACCCGGCTCCACCGGCATCGGCAGCGCGTCCGCCGACCCGACGATCCCGTGCTCCGCCAACTCCCGCAGCGTCGCCATCACGAAATCGGGGCACGTCTTCACCGACTCCGGCGCGTACAGGGCGAGCCCGTCCGACGTCACTGTGCGGCGCGTCCAGCAGGTGCCGTCCTTGGTGTTCACCACCTGCGGGGCGCTCATGCCGCCACCGCGCTCTCCGACAGAGCCGCCAGCGGGCACGACAGGACGATCCGTACCCGCACGTCCCGCCACACCGTCTCCACCGCGAACTCCACGTGCGTGGTGTCGTCGTAGGGGAACGGCGTCTCCACCACGGCCACACCGAGGGCGTCCGCCCAGACGGCGACGACCGGACGCGGGTCCAGGAACACCCCGCCCCCGGACAGGTCACCGGCGAGGGACTCATGGTTCGACAGGCGCCAGGCCAGCGACGGCAGGTCGCCGAACTCCTCCAGGAGCTGCACCAGCGCGACAGCCGCGCCGTGCTGACGGATAGGGTTGTTCTTCAAGGTGACCTCTTTCATGGTTGGTTGGTCGCCGAGTCGGTGGGGTCGCTCAGGCCGGGAAGTCGGAGCGGCCCCGCGGCGCGTTCAGGGGGTGTCAGGCCGTCGCGGCCAGCTGGTCCCGCTCGGCCATCCACGCCTTCACGGCGTGCAGGTCGAAGCGGCGGACCTGCTTCTTCTGGCCGGTTGTCCGCAGCCGCTCCACCGGCATGCCGTCCTCGATCCACCGCAGGACGGTCCAGTCCGAAACCTGGTAGTAGGTCTCCAACTCGGGCTGGGTGAGGAGGGGGAGCAGGCCGGCCGGGAGGGGGACGCGGCGGTCACTCTTCGTCGGCATCGGGGGTTGACCTTTCGATTCTCGAAGTCGAACCTGTGGGCATGGCAAAGAGGTCCTGGAGGGGGGCGTTCGTCCTCCGGTGCAGTGCTTCGGCGACGACCCAGGCCGTTTCCAGCTCGCAGCGTTCGCGAGCGGTCTTGCCCTGCCCCGTGATGTGGCCGACGGCTGCCGCGCTGACGCCCTTCCCGGCCGGGTCCACCTCGCGGGTCGCTTCCGCGAGTCCGTGGATGGAGAGGCCGGCGCGGGCCATGGCATCTCTGAGCGGCTTTCCGTCGTCCTTGCGGCGCAGTTTGGGCATGAAGGGACCTCGTGCCGTGGTGGCTGGTAGGCGCCTCGGGTGAGGCGTCTTCGATATTTCTACTTTCGAAATCGAATCCCGTCAAGTGGTCCCGAGTGCATCCGAGTGATTCCGGGTGGGTGACGTGATCCGAACGAGTGTTCTATGGTGTCGGCATATGCCGTGCACAACGGCGCGTGTTTGGGGAGTCGCGCGCCGTCAAGTTCCCGCCATACCTTCTACTTTTACTTGCGAAATGTAGAAGGTACGGGCACCCTTACCTGCGTGAATACACGTGAGCCCGCCACCTCGGCCGAAGGCGAGACCTTCGCGCAGGTCCTCGCCGCGCTCAAGGACGAATACGGCACCAACGACAGCCGCATCGCCGCGCAGATCGGCGCCCACGTGTCCACGGTCAACAACTGGGCCCACGGCAAATCGCAACCGCGGCCGGCCGCCATCCGCGCGCTCGCCGCGGCCTTCCCGAAGTTCACCGAGGAGCGGCTGTTCGCATCGGTCGGAAAGCGGGCGCCCGCCCCGCTTGAGGCCGGCGGCAGAGAGCGGGTCCTCGAGGTGTTCGACCGTCTCACCAAAGAACAGCAGGAGATGCTGTTGATCCAGGCCAGCGCGGTAGCGGACGCCAACGACCGCCAGCCGTGACGAAATCCGTCTTACGCCGTGCAACCTTCGCCAACCGCTATGAGTCGTAGTTAAAGGGCCCGATCACACCCGGTCATCGGATGCGCAGATTCCGTGTGCGAAGTGGTCGCGTAACCGGCCACTCAGGGGTACGGTCCTGTCACTGATCGACGTTCCTCCCCCGCCGGTCACGCCAGCTACACGCATCGCCGCAGTCGGGGGAGTGTGCCTATGTGCATCCGCGTCCAGTACGCACCGCGTCACGAGATCACCGACCCGTGGGATGCCGCCCGGCAAGTGATCACCATCCCGGCCGAACTGAGCGCCACCGCGCTCTTCACCCTCCGCGCGGTGCGCGCCGTTCTCCACGAACTCGACATCCCACAGGACCACTTCGGTGCACTCTGCTGGTGCGGCGATGAGATCGACCTCGCCGCCGCACACCCCAGCCAGCAGCGACAGAACGAGGTGATCCACCTTGGCGCGTAACAAGACAGCCACGGCGAAGGCGAGGCGCCATGCCGCGTAGAGCGACCAACAACCCCCGCCAGATGCGCTCGAAGACGTGCGGCTGCCAGCACTGCATGGAGAAGTACCCGCCCGAGCAGCACGGCGACCGCAAGCGCCGGCGCGACTGCGTCGGCTCCTGGCAGGCCCGCTACCGCGACGCCAACGGCGACCAGAAGGCCAAGAACTTCCCGAAGAAGCGGGACGCCGACGCCTTCCTGGACGAGGTCCGCGGCTCCGTCCGGCAGGGCACCTACCTGGACCCCAAGCGCGGCGAACTCACCGTCGCCGCGTGGTGGGAGACGTGGTGGCCGGCCAACGAGCCGACCCGGCCCACCACCAGGAACCGGAAGCTGTCGTCCTGGCGGGTCCACATCGAACCGAAGTGGGGGCGCCGCAAGCTCAACTCCCTCACCTACCTCGAGATTCAAGCGTGGATCGCGCAGGAGGTGAAGGGGCACGCGACGCAGACGAAGGTGCTTGAGCTGCTGCGGATGATGCTCCGGGACGCCGTGCGGGACCAGCGCATCCAGTTCAACCCGGCGGACAACGTCACCAAGACGGCCAGCCCGCCCGTGAAGCACCCGGAGGACCTGCGGCCGCCGACGCTGGAGCAGTACGAGCTGGTGCGCGCGCAGCTGCCCATCTGGTACCAGCCCCTCGTCGACTTCGCGCAGGAGACCGGGATGCGGTGGGGTGAGTACACCGGTCTTCGCCGCCGGTATGTCGACCTGGAGGCCGACACGGTCAAGGTGAGGGAAATTGTCATCGACGACCGCGGCACCCCGGTCCGGCAGGGCTTGCCGAAGACCAGCGCGGGTTTCCGTACCGTACCGCTCACGCCGAAGGCGAAGGAGGCGCTCCTGGTGATGCTGGACCGCCTGGACCCGTCGGCGGCCGAGACGGACGTGGACGCTGGCCTGCGCCCCGACGAGCTCCTCTTCCGGGGTCCGCTGGCCGGGGAGACCCGGAACGCCCGCGACGGGGCTGTGGAGCTCACGGGAGTGCTGCGGGGCAGGAACTTCCGCCGCCTGTGGATCCCGGCTATCAAGGCCGCAGGCATCGCGCGCATGGTGAAGAGTCCGGAGACGGGGCGGCAGGAGTGGTGGCCGCGGATGCACGACTACCGACACGCGCTCGCGTCGCGTCTGCACGAGGCCGGCGTGCCGGAGGCGGACGTCCAGTACATCCTTGGGCAGGAGCGGGGCGGCCGGGTCACGTGGCTGTACACGCACCGCAGCGAGGAGGCGGTGGCCAACTTCCGTGAGGCGATGGGCGGCAGCGGCGGCCGGCATCTGAGGGCCGTCTCGTGACCGGCTGCGGGGGTGGAATCCACATCCGGTCCACAACGACCGCACGGAACGGCTCGGAATCACTCGGCATGACTCGCCGTATCGGTGCGTAGCCCGGTCGACCTGCGCTCGGAGCGGCCCGGAACCACTCGGAATCACTCCCCTATGGGGGCAGATGATTTTGCATGGCAGATGTCAGGGGTTCGACTCCCCTAGGCTCCACCGCAGGTCACACACCCTCCGGGACATAGTCCCGGAGGGTGTTCTCATGATCAGAGTCCGCATAGCGTCCACAACGCCAGACGATCATGCTTCGCGTGGGCCCGTTAGATCACTCGTTCGGGGGACTGGACTGTATGCAACAGGCACGTAGAGTGTGGGGCGCGAGAGGGGTTGGCGCGGTTCCCCCACGCGCGCCTGAGACGCGTCTCTCGCGAGGCCTGCGTGCCTGTCTGGGGAGGCGGCACGCAGGGGAGGCCCCCGCCGGGAATGTCGGTGGGGGCCTCTTGCTGCCCAACCTAGACCGCCCCGGGGGCATCCGCTCCCGGGGCGGGACGCCTTGACCAAGTCATGGCGTCTAACGGCCGGATGAGGCGGAGACGCGCACACCCACCGGCCGCTCCCTTCCCGCATCGACCCACTGTTTACGCAGGTCAGAGCGGTGCTCTTCGAGATTCCAGCGAAAGCCTGGTGTCACCAGGCTGACATTGGATCATGCTGGTCACAGCGTTTGCCGAGTGCCTGCAGACCTCCCCGATGAGCCCCAGATCGATGACGAGGTGCTGCGCATCGGCCAGCGCATCCGCACCGCCCGCGAGTACCACCGGCTGACGCAGGAGGCGGTCTTCCTCGCCGTCCCCATGAACCGCTCCCACTACCAGGACATTGAGGCCGGCCGGGCCAACCCCACCGTGCGGACACTGCTGCGGATCGCTGCGGCGATCGGCGTCCCGCTGCGGGATCTGGTTGGGTGAGCGGCCCGTCCCCGACGGGGGCGGGCCGCTCGGTCCCGCTACCGGCCCGGCCGGCGGACTGCGGGCCGGGAGCGGGAGTCTATGGACAGCTCATACAGAGCCCGCGCGTCCGGGCAGTACTGACGCCGGCAGGCGTGGCAGCGGGTGATGTGGCTGTCGAACACCTCGGCCGCGTACCGGCCGGCGCAGGCCTGGCAGGCGCGGGGGTGCCAGCGGCGGAGCCCGCCAGGGTGCTGGCCGCTGCTGGTGGACAGGCGGGCCCCGAGGTCGACGGTGGGGGGCTGGTCGCACCAGACGCACATGGTGCCGTCTGCCTGTTCCGGGCGCACGCGGTCCGGGCGGGGTACGGCCAGCAGTTCGCCCGCCTGGAGGTAGTCGGGGTGCATGAGGGTCACCGGTCGGCGAACGGGACCAGGCGGTGGACCGTGATGCAGTCGGGGCAGGCGTAGTGCACGCCGCCGGGGCCGCTGCCCTGTTCGATGACGTCGATGAGCCGGACGCCGGCGGCGAACCGCTTGTGCCACGAGCAGTAGCCGTAGGCGGCCGGGGTGTCTTCCTCGGTGGCGGTGTCCTGCGTAGGCTCTGCCATGTCGTCGCTGCTCCCCTGTAGCGGTGGCCATCCCCCCGGCCGGTCGCACGGCGCGGGGGCTTCTTGTGACCTGGACCATACCGCGCCATACCGCGCCTTGCCGAGGGTTCCTGCGGTCGCGCGGTGTGGTGCGGCTACCTACGGTCGGTGACATGGAGGATCTTGACCGGACGCGGGCCGTATGGCGGCAGGTCGCGCAGATCATCATCGGCCGCATCAAAGACGGCACCTACCCGCCCGGCGCTCGCGTGCCGTCCACGCTGGAGCTGGCGACCGAGCTGGGCATCGCCTCGTCGACCAGCCAGAAGGCGTTGGCCTACCTGCGGCACGAAGGCTGGTTGCGCGGGGAAACCGGCATCGGCACGTTCGTCGCCGACCATCCGCCGACCGACTGACCCCAGGCATGACGAAACGGCCCCCACCGCCCGAAGGCAGTGGGGGCCACAGCAGTTCAGCGAGTCAGCAGCGAGAAGAGACCCGTCCCGGCGCCAGCCACACCGGCC